AATTTCGCGTTTAAATCGATTTTAAGCGATTGAAAAGAATATTTGGGTTAAGATCATCAGATTTAAATTTAAATCGATTCTAGGGTAGTTTCTATGCGAAATTTAATGGTTTTAAGAATTGATTTGAGATATGATTTTTGAAATTGCTTAAAACTTAAAAAATGTTATGATTTATTCTTTTGCTGTTTTAAACGTGCAATAATTGACATTGCAGATTTTTGAATTGGTCGTGATTGTTCTGTGTTGGATTCAAAAATTTTCTGTCTATCCAATGTTTTCTTTAACACAATTTCTTCTGGTTCTGATTCGGTTTCAGTAAAAATTTTCTCAATTGGTTTAATCGTTTCGGCAACGTTTGAATTTGATTCTTCTTTTTTCATTTCTTGCATAATTTCATTTGTTGCTGATATTATTTTGTTGATACACAAATTATCAGACCAACGTTCTTCCAAAACTTCACCGGAAAAAACCCGATGTCTGCATTCAAATTTAAAAGTTGATCCGTCACGAGATTTTAAGCATTTTGCTGTCCAAAATTTATCGCAATCATCACTTGTTTCTCTTTTTCCACCATTTTCAATTAATTGTGTTTCATCATAATTTCCATTGTAAGTGATACCAATAAAAATATTAGACGCATGAATACGACGCTTGAACCGTAAACATCTAATTTACCCATTTGACGACCTTTTTCTTGTTTTGCTTCAACCTCTGTCGCCGCTTGTGTTGCAGTTATAAGAGGGATATTAAAATCAACACACAATCCCTTACAATCCCAAGCTGATTTTGCCTGTTCATCGTTTTCAGACCATGCACGTTGCACGGGAGATAGATGATCTAAATAGTCTAAAACTATTGCATGAATTGGAAACCCTTGTTGTTCTAACATATGAATTTCTTTGTAAATTTCTGTTACATTAGAAAATTGTGGAAGTTCTTTAATAAAAATTCTTCCATATTGATTTGAAGAAATGTTTTTTATTGAATTTTTAAATTTTTCTATTTCTGCATCATCAATAATCGCTTGTTTAAATTTGAAATAATCAACATCCGAAAGCAAGGAAAAATACTTCATTCTAACTTGTTCACGATGTTCCTCATTTGTGATATGTAAAACATTTTTACAATAATTATTAGTAATGATACCTTTTGCGATTTGTTTCAAAATTGTTGATTTTCCAATACCTGTAACGGCAGAAAATAAAATCATTTCAGAATTAAACAAACCGCCAAGACGTTTGTCGATAGTCGGAAAACCAGTCTGTAGACCTTTATATTTGTCCGGGTTTAATTTTTGGTCATTAATACGATCCAGAACGTCTTGATATTCAAGAAGATTAATGACAGGTTTATTGTTTTTATCGTTTGAATCAAGTTTTATGGATTCTGTCTTTAAAACGTTTACTGCATCGTTAATATTTCCTAATTGTAAAAATTCTAGAGTTTTTTCGCAAAGTTTTGCGACTTTTTCCGATTGTTTGCGCTCTTGTAATTTTTCAAATAAAATATCAATAGATTCTGTGGCATTGGAATTTTGGATCAAATTCCATTCTGTAATATGCCTTTGAATTTCAGATGCTTGTGAATTGTTGGGAAACAGCTTATGCAATTCTGTATCAAATAATGTTTCTGTTATTATTGTTGGAGAGACTTCGAAAAGCGAAATGATAATATGAACAATATTTTGTCTGATACCGGAAAATAATTCCGGATCTAATTTATGAATGTATGGACGTGCGAGAAGCTTATTATTTGTAATTAGTTTTATTAAGTGACGTTCTATTTCTCTTGTTTCAAACATAAATTTATATATCCCTTAATTATATTAAGGTTGCGATTTCTTCCGGGCTTAAACGTTTTAAAATTGTTTCTTCTGTATTATCGCCTAAAACTTCAACAGAAATTGATTCTTTATTATAAATCATATCGCGTATACGTTCTTCGATTGTATCTTTTACAATAAAATTGATAACAGTAACAGCATTTTTTTGTCCTTGACGATACGCCCTGTCTTCTCTTTGCCTCATTATCGCCGGTGCCCAATTATCGTCATAATTTATAACATAACTAGCACCTGTTAAATTGAGACCTGTTGACATTGCCTCTGTACCAATAATGGCGTCAATAGATGGATCATCATTAAATTCTGACTGCATATCGGCCCTTCGTTTTGGAGAAACATCACCATCTATGCGAAGAAACTTATATTTATTCAATTTCATTTTATCATCAATAATATCAAGCATTTCTTTATATTGCGAAAATACAATAATTTTTTGACCGTTATATTTTATCAACTCCTCTAAAATTTCCATTAAGCTATTTAATTTTGATGATTCGATGTTGTTTTCACCAACCAAATTCGGATGATCGCATAATTGTTTACATCGTATAACTTTCGTCATAGCTAAAGCATCTTCCGACGATGGATGTTTTCCTTTTGCTATGGATTTATAAATTGATCTTTCTTTTGTGGATAGTTCTATATAGACGTTTTTATATGTTTTTTCGGGTAATTCCTTTAAAACATCTTCTTTCATACGTCTAATAAAATACGGTTGAATATTTTCTCTTACTTCGTTTATTCTTTTATACTTTATCACTTTTCCAAAATAATCAAAATTTGCATGTTTTTGAAGAAACCGCATTTTACTAGGAAACAACCCTGGTTTGATAAACTCCATAACAGAATGTAATTCTTCCAATTTACCGTCCAATGGTGTTCCTGTCAAACCAACTCTAAAATTTCCCTTTAATTTTTTAACGCACCGCGTTCGTGAACTTGAATGATTTTTTATGTAATGTATTTCATCCAAACAAATTATATCAAAAATTTTTTCTCTAATTTTCTCTAATTTTGCCATACGTAAAGCATAATTTTCTGCCTGTTTTTTCTTTTTTTCTTTTATTTCCATAGAATCCGTAGATTTTATTTTAATGTTTCTTCCGCCAAATAAATCTTCCATGATTAAATCATAATTTACAATTGTAAAAAATGGCGTTCCCGTTTCATAGACATATTTTCCATTTTTTAATCTTCTGCAAACAAAATTTCCTAGCCATTGATTAATTCTTTCTTCCGGAGAACCGTCAATTACAACATATGGAATGTTGTTTGTAAATTTTTCTATTTCCAATGGCCAATTCCATTTAACCGCCGCCGGGACAATAATTAAACAATTATTTGCTTTTTCTTGTGATTTCAATAAACACGATAAACCTATATTTTCAAGAGATTTTCCCAACCCCATTGAATCAGCAATTAACACACATTCACCATTTGCCATAGCAAACATAATACCTAATTTTTGGTAATTAAATAATGGCAATTTTATACCGGGAATGTGTAATTTTACAGGTTGATCAATTTTTGCTGCTTCTTTTATTTTGTTTAGTTCTTTTTGTTTTTGTTTTTCTTTTAAGAGATATTCTTCAACGGATGATTCTATAATTGGATCTTTTAAACAATCCAACATTTTTTCAACATTATATGGAGTAAAGGCCATGTACCATGTTTTTTTTCTAGCATCCCAACAAGCACCTAATTGTTGTACCTTTTTATATTCATCATAACAATCTAGTATATAAAGATTTCCATTTCTTGCTAGTAACATTGCCATTTAATTTATATCTCCAAAAGAAAAAATTATTCTTTTGTTATATTATTTTAGGGATTTTCTTCCAGTTCTAAAGTTCCTTTACAAACCGTATAATGTCTACTTTCAATATCGATGGAAATTTCGAAAACATATTGTTGTGCCGGAAGAAGACTAGTGTCGGTTGGAATTAGATAGAAATAAAATTCACCTTTATTTGCTGCACCTATTGTACCTTCTCCCGGTACGTTTGTACTCTTTTCGATTACAGGGGAATCTTCAATATCTTGCCAAACCTTTAAAATACAAATTGCACCAGTTATATCGATAGGATTTAAATTTCTATCTTTCACATAGCATACATATTGTTTATTATCTCCAATTACTAGTGATAAAAATCTATTTTTCATAGCGGACTTCTCCTGTTCTCTGTCAATTAAACATATAATTTGATCTTGAAAATTTAATTCGCAATTGATTATTTCTGCATATCCATAATCCGTATCTGGTTGCGGATATTGCGCCCAAGGAACGGATTCCCAAGGATTCGGAAGAGGAGCGGTCATATATAATTATCCTTTTATTTTTTTAAACTAAAAAATTTACATTTGTCCTGTTTACAGTATCTATCTGAAATAACACCATTTACTTCCGGATGGTTGCAAAAAATAATTTTTGGTTTACATTTACAATCATTTTTCGGTTGTTCTTTTTCCGATCTATATTTGCATATTTGAAAATTGTTGAAGATTTGTTTATGATCTGTTTTTTTCTGTACTAATGGTTTATTAATATTTTTTTCATCCCATTGAATACCAAAAGGACAAATCCAATCTTGTTCTATTTTTAAGAAGGAAGAAATTGATTTTCTAAATCCCAAACCGTTAATTTTATCACGGCAATTTTTGCAATGAACCCTGTTTTCACAATTTAAAAAATGTTCTAGTTTTATCGAATGCATATTTGTCCATTGTTTATACTCTGCCTATAGTTATTGCAGCACTTGATTGAATAGCAGCGCACATTCCATAACAAGCACCGACTTCTGTTGGATTAAAACAGGAAGAATAATTCCACGACATTGTTTCCGGTTTACAAGTTTCTCCACCAGAACCCAAAAATATACCATTTGCAACACTAGGAAGAATAGACCAATAAAGATTCCAGGAACCACTAATATTTTGTAACGTGAGTTGATGAAACGTA